GGTATGTAAACAGCACCTAATCTTCCTAATGGGTGAGGCACGAGTTAAGTTAGTCCCCGCGCCACCCTCCCCCTTTGCTAACTAGCCATAGGGTTTAGAGTTTCCTTGGGAATCATATCCGTTTGATACCGTAATAACATTATTTTTATTAGGTCAAGTCGCTTCGATATGCTCATGGGGAACCAATACAGCATAACTGTAAGCGACGAAACGCATGCGATTCTGACACACGCGAAGCAAAAGAAGCTCAAAGTTTCACAGATCGTTGACATAGCTGTGAAGACTTTGGGCCTGGAGGCGCTCCAACGTCTTCAAACGACCTTCAGACAGGCTGAAGCATTCCTGGACGGTGAGACCTATGAGTGATTTCTTCAAATGCGACTGTGTTCGAACATGGGTGCAAATGACTTATTGGTGCAATCGCACCGTTCACGATGAAATCATGGACGAAGACGAGCACGATTCATGCGACGGTCATGATCGAGGCGAGTCGGTTCATTGCACAGACTATTCTGTCGATCATGGAGATGCCATCAAATGCACAATTTGTGGCGTTCAATGGTCGCACGATGATGGAAAGGAGTGGCGACAATGACTTGTCCTTGGTGTCAAGCGGATTTGACTAAGGCAAACACCGAAAAGCATTGTTGTTACCGCTGTTATAATTGGCGAGGCACAATTGATTTGTGGGTGAACGCGTGAAAGTCCGATGCTCGATGTGCGGCTTTGAGGCAGAAGTTGAGAATCCGTGGTTGTCCACGGCGCCGATCCTGGCGTTCTTCGATAGCCGCCCACGTCGTGAACGCCTGGTCATACCGGACGTTTGGATTTGTGACCTTCACAAGTAAGGGATCATTGTGATAGCAAGTTGAACAGTTTCAAAGCCACCGACGAGGCCCAGAGTAAGAAAGCTCACAAGAACATTCAATCGAACAAGACCTTCCAAGTTCGACTCTTTCTCCTGACGTCGCTCCTCTCGTTCCATCAGCCACGTTGCGAACCTCGTCGTTCTTGATGGACCTGCTGCTGCTTCAGTTACGGTTTCAGTTTCAGTTGACATCTTGTGCTTCCTCCTGAATAATCGCCATCACGGCTTGGTTGTCGCTGAGGGTGACCCGCTCAAGTTCGATGTAGTAGTTGAACTCGGTCGTGCCGGTTGCGCTTGCAGAGGACAAACCAAAGTAAAGATCACGGACGACAATGTGTTGAGGATCAATGAGGCCAAACGACCATGCTCCGATCGTAGTGTCTCCATTCATTTCAATCTGAGTCCATGCGACCTGGCGACGGTCCGACCATGTCCAATTGACGACGGATGACACATATCCTTCCAGAGCTTCAGGATGGGTCGCCAAAACTGCAACACAATCTCTCGAACCTGCGCTCGATGATGTTGGGTCTACAGGGGCAATAACGAAGCGGGTGATTTTCCAAGCGTTGTTGAAGTCGCCATCGTCAACGACCAGGTGCAGCGCCCCATCATATTGGAAGGTGCGTGTTTCGCCTCGAAGGACTCGCCTATCCCTCATCGCTTCTTCCCTCCGGCTATCTTGTGTGCTTCACGGACGGCCCGCTTGAACCCGCCAGCCTTCCACTTCCCGCTCTTGAGCTTGTATCGAGGGGCGATCTTGCGGAAGGCGGCCTTATATTTCCGGTTGTATGCGGAGGCCTTGCGCTTAGCTTTCGTGGCGACCACAGGAGCTGCAGCTTCAACACGCTCGCCGACTTCCGTCCCTATGGACATGGCTAGCGAGGGAGACATTCCTCGGTCAATCAGCAATTGACGCAAAATGTTGCAGGTAGCACACAAGTGAGCCACCTCATTGCTGGCTCAATGCGAGGCTCATGGCTTTTGCAGAGCTCATCTTCTCAACGGTGGCTTCGATAACGATGCTCACGTAGACGTTACCTGCAAAACCCGTGTTGGCGACGCCGCCTAGGTAGAGGGATTCAGTGGCGACCAAGTAGCCGTTCGTGTATTGTTGCGGTGCAATGTCGAACGAGTTCGAGGACGACGCCGCCAGAGGAGATGTTGCGATCGAAGGCGTGTATGCCTCAATCTTTCCAGCCGCAACCATGGAACGGTCGGCAGGAAGCACGATGTCGCTCTGAGTTTGCGTGGTGAGTTGGAATTGAGCAACGGCTGCGGTGTCTGCGGCGGCCATCGAGAGCGACCGTCCGGTGTTGTCGGTGAAGGCAACGTCCACACGATGGACCTTGAGGATGCTCTGGTTCAACGCATCAACGTATGAACCCAGGTCCACCGCTCGCTCAGTGAAGGTGTTCGTGTTACCAATGTTCAGGGTCTGTCGGATGAAGAAGCTCTCAGCCATGATCTCAGACAAAAGCGCCAAGGTATGTAAACAGCACCTAATCTTCCTAATGGGTGAGGCACGAGTTAAGTTAGTCCCCGCGCCACCCTCCCCCTTTGCTAACTAGCCATAGGGTTTAGAGTTTCCTTGGGAATCCTATCCGTTTGATACCGTAATAACATTATTTTTATTAGGTCAAGTCGCTTCGATATGCTCATGGGGAACCAATACAGCATAACTGTAAGCGACGAAACGCATGCGATTCTGACACAGGCGAAAGAAAAGAAGCTCAAAGTTTCACAGATCGTGGACATCGCGGTAAAGACTTTGGGCTTGGAGGCGCTCATGCGTCTTCAGGCGACGTGGAGACAATCCGAATTATACCTCAACGGTGAGACCTATGAGTAAGCTGCCTGTGTTCAAAGCAGAAAAGACCTGCGAGGAATGCTTTGAGGTGTTCATCGGCGCACAATACGGCGAGGATGTTTGTCGCACGTGCAGATCGATGCTTGCTTTGGAGAAGATTGCGGACGCCATTCAGTATTGGGTTGATCATCAATGAGCGATTTCTTCAAGTGCGACTGCAAACGCGTCTCAATCGCTGAGCATACGATGTGGTGTCACATGGACGCTCATGACAATTTTGAATACGAACACGGCGAATGCTACGGTCATAGTGAGGGCGAGCGGGTGCATTGCACAGATTATTCGGTGTTCGTTGGCGATACGATCCGTTGTTTGTTGTGTAATACGCGTTGGGTGCATGAAGGATGAAAGTTCGATGTGCGATATGCGGTTTCGAGGCAGAAGTTGAGCAACCTTTGCTTGCACGTGCGCCAATCCAAGCGTTCTTCGATACGCGTCCACGACAGGAGCGGTTGTCTTTACCAGATGTTTGGATCTGTGACACTCACAAGTAAGGAATCATTTGGACAACAAGGCGAACAGTTTCGAAGCCACCGACCAAACCGAGAGTGAGAAACGAGACGAGGACATTCAACCGGACGAGTCCTTCGAGGTTTGACTCCTTCTCCTGGCGTCGCTCCTCCCGCTCCATGAGCCAAGTGGCGAAACGTTGTGTTCGGTTCGGTGCAGCTGCAGTTTCTTCAACGGTGGTTTCATCAGAGGTCATCTTGGCTACGCTCCTTGATTAATTGAAGAACGGCTTGGTCTTCAGTCAAAGTTGCTTCTTCAAGCACGATTAGATAATTTGCTTGCTCGGTGTCGGCGATGTTGCGAATATACAGATCTTGGATGATGACGTGGTCCGGATCGACCACGGAGAAGTTCATCACACGTGACGTCGCACTTGTGGTTTGACTTGCCCAAGCAATCTGACGGCCATCAGCTGCGTCAAATGCGTTTACTGTAAGTGGTTGTTTTGACAAGAAGCATTCCGGGTCTTCACCGGAAGAGAGAGATTTTGCCCACACATAGAATTCCTTGACTATCATAGACGAGGTAAAACGTCCGTCGTCTACAATCAGACGTTTGTTTGTCCCGGCGTCAATGCGACCTCGAAGCGTATGTGTCTTCATCGCTTCTTACCCCCGGCCATCTTGTGTGCTTCCTTGACCGCTCGCTTGAAGCCGCCAGCCTTCCACTTGCCGCTCTTGAGCTTGTATCGAGGAGCGACTTTCTTGAAAGCGGCTTTGTATTTGCGGTTGTATGCTGAAACCTTCTTTCGAGCAGGCGCAGGGGTGGGTTGAGCCTCGGCGATCGTCATCATCGGTGCAGGAACGCCCATGCTCATGCCCTGGGCGATGCCAGCGGCGAAACCATCACGGTATCCTGTTGCGTAGTCCATCGAGACCAACCTCACTGTTGGCTCAATGCGAGGGCCATGGCGGCACTGGACGACAGAGTTTCGACGGTGCATTCCAGGACAAGGATGATGTCAGTAAGGGATTCAAAGTTGGTGGCTTCACCACCAAGGTAGATTTGCTCGACACCGACAAGGTAGCCGTTCGTCCAGTCCTCTGGGTTAATGTCCACGTCTTGAGTTGAGAAGGAGTAGTGGTTGGCGACTGCCGTGGCGTTGACGCTCTGGAAGTTTCCGGTGCTGATCACGCTCTTGTCGGTAGCATCAACCAAGGCACCTTGAGATTGGGTGGTAAGTTGCCAATTTGCCATCGCTTCACCATTGGCAAGAGCAACGGTTGGATTGGCAAAGTTGCCGAACACATATTGAGTGGACACCCGGTGTAGCCTGAGTACGGATTTTCCGAGGGCATCCACGTAAGCCCCAAGATCTATCGAGGTTTGCCCAAAGGCCCCGCCGGTAAGTCCACTGATTTTTGCTCGGATGAAGAAAGAGTCGCTCTTTGCCATGCCTCAGACAAAAGCGCCAAGGTATGTAAACAGCACCTAATCTTCCTAATGGGTGAGGCACGAGTTAAGTTAGTCCCCGCGCCACCCTCCCCCTTTGCTAACTAGCCATAGGGTTTAGAGTTTCCTTGG